TTGATTTTAAAAAAGCACAATTAGCTTTAGATTTAGCACTTGATTCTTTTGATGAATTAAAAGGATTTAAATTAGCTGGGGATAAATACAAAAATATAGATAAAACAAAATTTAGATATTTAGATATGATAGCTAAAAGTTTTGCTAACCATAATCTTTCTACTGATGCTTTTGAGGCAGCAGCACATTTACTTCCTAGTAACATGGGTAAACTTGTAGATTTAGGTGATAAAATATATTTAGAAGACCCAAAAGATCCAAAAAAACCTAAACAAGTATTAAAACGTGGTTTTTTTGATGTGGGGGAAAGAAACATAACACCAGCGGGTAAAAAATTTCTAGTAGATAGAATTTCTACTTTAACAGGTCAAAAATTTAATTT